TACTGGAACAAGTACAAGTACTACTGACGCTGTATGTGCAATTGCATTTGGATCTGATAAAACAGCAACTTCTGGAACTTTTACAATTCAATTCCCAGCTAACGATTCATCGAACGCTATTATAAGATTAGCATAGGAGTAAAAAATGGCTGACGTTACAGTATCAGTAACGGGTCTACAGGCCATAGTTAACCCTAGCTCATGGGGCAAAAATGCTTTATGGGGTCAGGGTACGTGGAATATAGGTGGTGATGTAGATCAAAATATTCTTCAAGGTTGGGGACATACTGCATGGAACCAAGCTAATTGGGGAGATGCTGATACTTATGATCAAGGCTGGGGAAGATTATCATGGGGTGCTTCTTATTGGGGTACTGATGGAAATGTAACTCAAGAATTAACTGGTTTTCAAATAACATCTAGCTTTAATGCATCTGTAACAATTGCAATAGATGTTACTACTATTCCAACCGGAATTTCATTTAGTTCTACATTAGGAACTCCAACAGTTGTTGGAAGTGTTTCTTTAGAAACAGCTAACTTTTTAATTAATTCTACTCAAGGATATATTACTCCTAAAGTTGATGTTGATGTAATACCTACAGGTATATCTTTTGGTTCAGCAGTAGGTGTTATTGATCCAGCAGATCAAGTAATGGGTTTAATAGGATTAGAGACAACTGTTGCTCAAGGAACAGCATTCGCTCCTAATGAAGATGTATCAGTAACAGGTTCTCAAATAACTTCTGAAATGGGTACTCCGGTATTTATTAATGAGGTTGCAATTCAACTTACAGGTTTTGGTTTAAGCACTACATTAGGTTCGGTAACAGTTCCTAATGATGCAGCTGCTTTAACTGGTTTTGAATTAGAGACTAGTTTAGGTACTATTTTAGGTACTGGATCGGTAGCTGTTCCTATAACTGGAATAGCTGTGACTTCAACGTTAGGTACTATTCCAGAAATACCAGATCAAATAGTTGGATTTAGTGGTCTTTCTTCTAGTACGAGTATTGGATCTATAGATTTACCTGATCAAGCGGTTGGTATAACAGGTCTTTCTATGTCCTTGACTTTTAACCCTGCTACGACTAATGTATGGATGGATGTTGACACAGGAACTACAAGAAGTTATAGTAATGTAGATACGGGAACTGATAGAAGTTATTCTAATGTTTCTAAAGGAACAACAAGAAGCTATACGGATGTGGCAGCATAGGAGATAATTTATGGCATCAACATACACACCTCTTGGTGTAGAATTAATGGCAACCGGTGAAAATGCCGGTACATGGGGAACAAAAACTAATACCAATTTAAATATTCTAGAGCAGATAGCTGGTGGATATAAAGTTCAAACTTTAAATACAGCTGGAGCTGGAGCAAATACTACTACTTTAGACGTATCAGATGGTTCTACAGGAGCAACTTTATCTACAAGAATTATTATTCTAGGAGCAGAATCTCCTCAAACGATTTCAGGAAATAAAATAGTTACTATTCCAATTGATGTAGAAAACTTTTATTTTATTAAAAATAGTACAAGTGGATCTTATACAGTTCAACTTAAATATGTATCAGGTTCCGGTGACTCTGTTACTTGGTCAACAAGTGATAAAGGTTGGAAAATTATTTATGCAACCGCTAATGATGGTACAAATCCAGATATAGCAGAAATAGCATTATCTACGAGCCCAGGTGGTTCAACTACACAAGTACAATATAATAATTCAGGAGCATTTGGTGGAGATGCAAATTTTATTTGGGATGCATCAACAGGATTAAATATTGGTTCACAAAAAGAAGTAAGATTACAAGATAGTTCAGGTGGTCAATATATAGGTCAGAAAGCATCGGGTACTACAACATCATACACTTTAACATGGCCTGCAGGAGTTGCAGGAGCTAACGATTATGTTTTAAAATCTACAACAGGTGGAGTTTTATCTTGGGGTGAAGTAACCGGTGGTGCTTCATGGCAAGCCGTTATTACAAATGGAACTACAGCAGCGTCAGCTGGTAATGGTTATTTTTGTAATACAACAGCAGGAGCTATAACTTTAACTCTTCCAGGATCACCAAGTATTGGAGACTTTGTTTCTTTTATAGATTATGCAGGAACTTTTGATACAAATAATTTAACTATTGGCAGAAATGGCAAAAAAATACAGGGGGCAACAGCAGATTTGACTGTGTCTACAGAAAGAGCAGCTAACACATTAGTATTTGTAGATGACACTCAAGGTTGGTTGTTGCAGAATAAATAATGGCTGAATACAGAACGATTCAAGGAGCAACAGTTGAAACTATTGCTGGCGACACTGGTACTATTGAAGGCCAAGTTTGGTACAATAGTACTTCTGGAACTTTTAAACTAAAATCATATTCGAACGGTACATGGGCAACAGGAAATAATATGCCTTACACTGCAAGAGATAGTGGTGGTTTTGGTATTACAACGGCATCAGTAGTTTATGGTGGATACAATCCACCTTCTGTTTTAACTACATGTGTTGAATATGATGGAACTAATTATTCATCGGCTACAGCTTTTCCAACTAGTGTTCAAGGTTTACAATCTGAAGGAACTCAAACTGCTGGTTTTTCAATAGGTGGTGGTCCAGCTTATGAAAATAAATTTTACAATGGTTCATCTTGGACTGCAGTAAATGCCATGGATAAAAGTAGAACTGGACATGGGTCTGCAGGAGGACCTGCAGCACAGACAGCAGCATTAGCTGCGGGCGGAGAACCTACTCCTTCACAAACTAATAGTAGCGAGTGGGATGGTACGTGTTGGACTGCGGGAGCAGCAGTTCCAAGTTGGGCTCAAGGAACTAGTGGAGGAGGAACTCCTTCTAGTGCTTGGCTGCAAGCAAATGTAAATAGTGAAACAGCTTTTAAATTATATAATGGATCAACATGGTCTGATGGAACAGCGTGTCCTGGTCAACACAACTATGGTGGTGGGGGCGGAACAGTCCCTACTTGTATTAGTTTTGGAGGCGGCCCTGTCCCTGTAGGTAAAGCCGTTACTAATACGTGGGATGGTTCGTCATGGTCTACAGGTGGAAATATGAATGAAGGAAGAGGAAACGCCCATGGTGCAGGTACCATGAATGGTTCTTCTGACTGTATGGTAGGAGGTGGAAATCCATCTACTGGTGCAGGAGTTTCAAATGCTACTGAAGAGTGGACAGGACCATCAATTGTAGTTAAAACAATTAGTACAACTTAATTAAGGAGGAAACTATGGCAAATTATCAATACTGTGTAGCAACAAATTGGGGCAAAGGTTTCATTACACACAGCGATGCTAGCAAACTTGACATTTCAAGTTTTCCTGGAGATCTGTGGAAAGTAAATGCTAACAATCAAGATGCTAATAGATGGGTCGCTGGAGTAAATGGCGTAAGAAAATCCCTATCTGAAGCGCAAGTGATTGTTGATGAAAAAATTGCTGCAGCACAAGCTGAATGGGATTCTATACCAGATGATGATGAAAGCAAAGACACTTCATCATCCTTGTATATATCAAGACCAGAAGACATAACATTAACGGAGTAATTATAAGTGGCAACATATTACGACATACATGGACAAAAGGTAAAATACCTTTCATCAGATCCTAGCCCTGTAACAAAGGGACAGGTGTGGTATAACTCTACTTCAAATACATTAAAAATTAGAAGTTATAAAAACGCTGTTTGGACATCAGGAACTAATAGTCCTTACGCAGCTAGAGGAAGTAGAGGATTTGGTGACAGTAAAAACTCTGCTCAAATCTTTGGTGGTTATACAACTACAGCTGTTTCTACAAGTGTTGAGTATGATGGTTCAAGCTGGTCAGCAACCCCAAGTTTAAATACAGCAACTTATGCAAGTTCTGTTGGAGTAGGGGTTAAATCTTCAGCAATTACTGTCGGCGGAGCAGGTCAAAATTCTGAACAATGGAATGGTTCAGCGTGGTCTAATATTACTACTTTCCCTAATTCACCAAACTCAGTAGAAAATACTGGTGGTTTTGGTACTACTACAGCGGGTTATTTTTTGGGTGGATCATCACCTTCACCTACAACTGCTACAGTTAAACCTTCAACAATAACATGGAATGGATCGTCTTGGACAGCTTTAAACCCAATGTCTATTGGTAGAACCGATATGGGTTCATGTGGTACGGCTACTGCAGCAATAGTTTTTGGAGGAGAATCAGGAGTCCCTCCTTCTTACCCAGGAGTAAGAAATAATCAAGAAAGTTGGGATGGAACATGTTGGAGTGCATCACCAGCAACTTTAAATAGTCCTAGATATGCTTTTTCAACTTGTCAAAATGGTCCAGCAGCAACAGCGTGGGCTGGAGGCGGATATTTAAGTGGCGGAGCACCTTATTTATCTACAGAAGAATATGATGGAACAACATGGTCGAATAGTCCAGCCACTGTAACTTATGAAGCAAGAGGTGGTCAAGGTGCTGGTGGTATTCAAGGAGCATCTGGTTTTATGGCTAATGGAACTTATCCGGGAACACCAAGTTTTAATAGTCAAGGTTGTTCTGAATTTGATCCCGGAGGAATAGAAACTCAAACAGTAACAGTAACTTAAAAAATTATGGCAACTTATATAGACCTACACGGAAACAATATACCAATAGTATCTTCGGATCCTAGTAACCCAATTTATGGAGAAATGTGGTACAACACAGCAACAAACGCATTAAAAGGACGTATTTATGCATCGTCAGCATTTAGCACCGCTAATGTTCTACCTACTGCTCATGCAAATGCAGCGGGTGCCGGTACGGTAACAGCAGGATTAGTTTGGTCTGGAGATAACCCAAGTGGAAGATCTAATATTACTATGGAATTTGACGGAACTAATTGGACTACATCAGGAAATTATCCAGTATCTTTTACACAGGTAGCTGGAGGTGGTTCTCAAACCTCAGCGATTGCTGTAGGTGGTGGGCCGCCTTGGACTTCAAATACTGCAAATTCATATAATGGTGCATCTTGGTCTGGTGAAACTGCTTATCCTACTAATATTAGAGGAGCGGATGCCGGAGGACCAAGTGAAACGGCTTCTTATGCAGGAGGCGGTGAAAACTATAACACAGCAACAAACGCATTTAATCTTTATAATGGAAGCTCTTGGACTGCAGGAGCAGCTAATCCAAGTGCTAATTTTAATAAATTTGTGGGAACACAAACTGCAACTCTTGGAGTTGAAAATGGACCAGGCGCAACGCAAACATTTAACGGAACGTCATGGACATCAGGAAATGCAGCAGGAAATACTACTTCTTCTAATATGTATGGAAGTGCAACAGTAGCGGTAAATGCTTGTACAGATCAGCCAAGTGGAACTCTTGCGGCACAAGAATGGGACGGAACATGTTGGTCTGCTGGAGCAAACCCTGCACAAACAAATTTTAGAAGTAGAGCTGCCTGTCAAACTGGAACAACAGGTTTTTTTGGAGGAGCTTACCCTGCTTCACCTCCCCCTACATCATCAAATGTGGTTGAAGAATATTCAATGGCAGCGGCGGCAACTGTTACTATTACATCATCTTAGTATTGACTTTTAGTTAAAAAACGTATATAATATTAACAAAAAGAATTTATGACAGAAAAAAGAAATATATATGCATTAATAGAAAAAGAAGCACCTAATTTAAATAATTTATTAGATTCAAGTGATGTTGTGTCATTTAAAAAAATGACAGAAGAGCTTCGAGACACTTGGACTAAAAAACAAATTTTTAGAACTGAAACTGAAATGAGGTTTTCGGTTTTAAATGATTTTAAATATCCTACTAAAGCTTCTAAATACTGGCAATGTGTTAGAGAACAGAATGTTTATCTAGAACAATTAATGACTTTGTCTTTTGAGCATAGAAGAAACGAAGCTAAAATTAAACAGTTAGAAAGGAAATTAGATAAAGAAACTGATGAGTATAAAAAAGAACTTTATAAAATAGATCTTGATGAAAAAAAGTTTTCTAAAGTTAGTATGGAACTTACAGCTAAAGACAGAATGAGAGAAATTAAATTATGGTCTAATATTAAACAAGAAGTAGATGATGGTTCTTTTGATAAAGACGATGTTAATACACACCAATTAGAGTCTTACCATAAAATAATGATTAATAAAAAAGAAACTTTAACAGCAGGTTCAAGCCAACCTGAAGTATTTAATGTAATAGGTCAATTAAAGTCTATTGAAAAAATTAAAAAAGAAAGAGGTTTACTTGAAAGTCAAAAGAGAGAAGCTATTTCTACGCAACCGGAGCCTGGAAATGCATCCGGAAAACCAGAGACAGAATAATTTATACAAAAAAGTAAAGGACCATATAGAAAAGACTGGCTTTATTATTAATCCATTATTAGTTGTTGAAGAAGAAGATAAATATAAAGTGGTTTACGGAAATAATAGATACTTAGCTGGCGTTGAGTTAGATCTAAAAGAATTTCCTATAAAAATTTTAAAGAATGAAGAAATTCCTACAATACTAGAAGGAGCTAAAACTTACGTAAAAGTTGATTTAGAATAATGAAATTTACTATAGCAAACTTAGGTCAAACAGTTTTACGTTATAGCGTACCGACTGACATAATAGCTCAATTAAAAAATATATATAGGGATAAATGTAATGAAATGCCTCCTGCTAATCCTCAATTAATAGGGAAAATTAATAATGAAAAATCTTTTTTTTATGATGGAGTAGATGTTCCAGAAAAAAAGATATACCCACATAACTTTTTATCTGAGCAAATAATTGATTTTTATTATAAGACGTTTAGACATTATTTAGACTGGAATAGAGTTAAGAATTACAAATGTAGTTTATCATCTGTATGGATTAACAAAATGACAGAACATGAATACAATCCTGTTCATGTTCATCAAGGTTCTTTGTTTACAGGACTATCTTCAGTTCTTATCCTGCATATACCAGAAAGTTACGGCGTAGAATATTCAGCTGATGACCAACCTTTAAATGGTCAGTTAATGATATTAGGGTCTGCGTCAGGACAATTTGCTAATATAGATTATCAACCTTACGGATTAAAAACAGGTGACCTATTTGTGTTTCCTTATGATATGAGACATTGTGTTTATCCTTTTAATGGACCCGGTGAAAGATTAACCATAGCAGCTAATATAGATGTCCTATATGATCCTATTAAAAATAGAGGAATAACTTAATGTATGAAAATAAATTAATAACGGAACCTAAGTGGAAAAGTTACGTAATTGAAACAACAACTCCAATCTTTACACCAGATCAATGTAGACAAATTATAGAATGTGGAAGACGACAGCCACCTGAAACAGCTCAAGTTGGTATGGATAAACCAGGAGGAGGTGTCGATACTAAGAAAAGAGTAACTACTATTAGTTGGATACCATTTAAGGAAATGGCACCTATGTACGAACATTTAGATAGTTTTATTCAAAAAGCAAATCGCAATCATTTTGGTTTTGGAGACATAAGAATTACAGAGAATGCACAGTTTACAGAATACCCTGAAGGAGGGTTTTATGATTGGCATATGGATTGTGATATTGTTTTTAGTCATGAACCACCAGTTAGAAAAATTTCTATGACTATTTTATTAAACCACCCATCAGAATTTGAAGGGGGAGAGTTACAAGTTGGAGCAAAAACTAAACCAAATCCTCTTGAACAAGGAAAGGGAATTGCTTTTGCTTCTTTTATTAATCATAGAGTTCAGCCTGTCACTCGAGGAGTGAGACAATCTTTAGTGGTGTGGTTTGGGGGAACACCCCTTAAATGATCGAACATCAATTTGATCCCACTACTTTTATAAAAGGTTTTTATATTCCTGAAAATGTTTGTGATCAAGTAATAAAATTTTTTAACGATCACCCCAAGCAAAAATATCCAAGTCAAGTAGGACAAAATTCTAAGGTAAACGAAGAAGTAAAAAAAGGAACAGAAATGTTTTGTCCCGTGCCTGTAATAGATTTTCATCTTCCAGATTATTTAAAATGTTTACATCAATGTTGTAATAACTATCTTCTAGCATTTACGGAAGCAAAAAACGGACATCCTTTTAATGTCGAAAACAATATTAAAATACAACACTACCAACCTAGTGAAGGTTATTATAAATGGCACTGGGAAAATACAGGTCATGATGAAACTATTAAAAGACATTTAGTTTTTATGACTTATTTAAATAATGTTAAAGATGGGGGAACAGAATTTAAATATCAAAACATAACAGCTCCAGCACATAAAGGTTTAACTTTGATATGGCCTGCTATTTGGACTCATACTCATCGAGGTCAAATCAGTCAAACTGAATCTAAAACAATTATTACAGGATGGTTTAGTTATGTTGCTTAGACAATATTTTTTTCCCACTACAATTTATGCTGTTGATATCCCAGACGCTCCTTTAATGAATAATAAATTAGAAAAAGATATTATGGAATGGTCTCAAAAAGACAAAGGTCTTCAAAAAACTAATATTAACGGTTGGCATTCTCAAACGGATATGCATAACAAATCAGAATATGAACCTTTAGTGAATCAACTCTTTGTAGCTATGAACCAAGTATGGGAAGAAGAATTATTAGAAAAAAAACCTAGACTAGGTAATATGTGGGCTAATATTAATTATCCAAATGCTTATAATAAATCTCATATACATCCTAATAGTTTATTTAGTGGAGTTTATTATGTAAAGGGCTCTTCTAATTCTGGAAAATTAATTCTTCGAGATCCGCGACCAGGTGCTCAACTTGTACTACCTTTAAGAAAAAATATTCAAAAAGCGCATCACTTATGGAGTCAGGTATTTTTAGAACCGGTGCCAGGGAGAGCTGTAATTTTTCCTTCATGGCTATGGCACGAAGTAGAACCTAATCAATCTAATGAAAAAAGAATTTCAATTAGTTTTAATTTTATACAAGAAGGGTTTCAATGACCGGTTTAGTTTATAAAGAATTATCCATAGAAAATATTACTCATCTTACAAGACCAGAGTTTATTAATGGCCAAGAAAAAGTTTTTAATGAGACTCTTAGAAAGTCCCTTCAAACTCATGGTATGCGAGACCCTGTCTTTATTATTCAATTAAAGGATGGGACTTTAAAAATTACTGTTGGTAATAATAGAATGGTAATGGCTAAAGAACTAGGTTTTAAAAAAGTTTCCTGTATTATCAAGTTATATGACCCCAATAATAATGATTTAAATGGAAGACCCCTTAACAATGAAGAAGAAATTAAAGACTTATTTTATAGTAAAGAAGGTCTAGAAATTAAAAGAGAAGATGGTATTATATATGAAGTAATGCCAAAAAATATACAGAAACATGGAAAAATTTAACAAATATAAAGTAATTAAAAAAGCAGTTAACTATGAGTTAGCTAACTTTATATTCAACTATTTTCTACTTAAACGAGATGCAGTTAAATATATGTACGATAATAATATTACGTATGACACCGGAATGTTGGGCACGTGGAGTGATCAACAGGTTCCAAACACTTATTCTCATTACGGTGATTCTGTAATGGAGACTTTGTTAGTGAAAGTTTTACCAGTAATGGCTAAAGAAACAGGACTACAATTAATTCCTACTTATTCTTACGCTAGAATATATAAAAAAGGGGATATATTAAAACGTCATAAAGACAGACCTTCTTGTGAAATATCCACCACGTTAAACCTTGGTGGAGATCCATGGCCTATATTTATCGACAGTACAGGGGCTGACACCGTCATAGACGAGCATAAACAGATACATAAGCCCAATGCCCCAGAAGGCACAAAAATTCTACTTGAAGTCGGTGATATGTTAGTATATAGTGGATGTGAATTAGAGCATTGGAGAGAACCTTTTGAAGGTACTACTTGCGGACAAGTATTTCTTCACTATAACCATGTAAATGGTCCTTTTGCTGAAAACAATAGGTTCGACAAAAGGCCAATGTTAGGTCTTCCCCCAATAAGGAAGGCATAATATAATGGAGTTATATGCTACAAAAATTAGATATCTTACCTGGGTTCAACAAACAACTTACCCCTACAGGAGCCGAAGGACAATGGACAGGTGGAGATTATGTACGATTTAGATATGGTACACCTGAAAAAATAGGTGGTTGGAATCAATTAGGTGAAAATTATTTAACAGGAGCTGCTAGAGCCCAACATCAATTTCTTAATAGTTCTGGTTTTAAATATTCAGCGATAGGAACAAATAGAATTTTATATGTATATACAGGAGGTGTCTTCTATGACATTCACCCTATTAAATCTACTACTACATTAACTAATGCTTTTAGTACAACTAATAATTCTCCTATAGTAACAATTACATTTTCAGGAACACATAATATAAATGTTGGAGATATTGTTTATTTAGATAATTTTACAGCTATTACAAATTCTAATTATGGCTCTGCAAATTTTGATGATAGAAAATTTATGGTAACAACAGTACCTACAACTACTACAATTACCATTACAATGGATAGTAGTGAAACAGGAAGTGGTGCTACTACTTCCGGCGGCATTAGGGTTCAACACTATTATCCTGTGGGACCAGCAACTCAGCTTCCAGGTTATGGTTGGAGTTTAGGACAATACGGAGGTACTGTTTCTGGGGAAGCAACTACAACTTTAAGCGCTGGTATTAATGCTGTAACTACAACTATAGCTTTAACAGATGCGACTCAATTTCCTTCATCAGGAACTAACTATGTTCAAATAGGAACTGAAGAAATTTCTTACACAGGTATATCTACCAATAATTTAACTGGTGTTACTCGAGGAGTTAGAAACACCACAGCTGCTAGTCATAGTGGTGGAGATACTGTTACCAATACTTCAGACTATGTAGCATGGGGAGAAGCTGCTAGTGGGGACTATGTAATTGATCCTGGTTTATGGAGCTTAGATAGTTTTGGTAAAAAATTAATAGCTCTAATTCATAATGGTCCTATATTTGAATGGGATGCAGAT